GTTTACCCAAAATATGCCAAACTATTTTGACATTAGGGACGCTTGTAGTGATAAATCTAAACCGTTCTGTATATGTTGGAAGAAGGCAGGAAAGAACGGGGCACCTAGCGTGGGTCAAGTAGCTGTAATACCTATAGAATATTTTTATGAATTGCTTAAGAAATGAAAAAGTTAATAGTTAAAGGTCCAATTCCTACGATTAAGAACTGTGTAGTTAATGACTTTGATGACGAGTATGCCCTCTATTTGAGGACAGCTAAGAAGAATTGGAGAACTGAGGAAGCATTTTCTCTAGAATTTGACTCTACATTATCTGATTTGAAAAAGAGTCACTTTGTCTACGTGGATAGAGAAGACCTTGAACTTTTAATTAAGAAGCGATTAAATGTTATTGAAGTAATCGAGTTATGAACACATATTTATTTCCATGGCATACAGATGAAGTCTGTAGAATTGGTAAAGTGGTAGCTAGAAGCTACGAGGATTGTGAAGAAAAAATAAAGAGTATGTATATAAATAAGTACGACGATTTAGATGATCTTCTGGATTATGATGATTTCTGCGAAGAACTTGCCGATAAACATGGGATATATTTAGGAGAAGTATCTGAGATAAATGAATTTATGTAATCCATTGAGAATAGCACTAGACTTGGATGATACTATCTTTGACTTTTGGGGAGCTTACAAGGCTCTATTTCCAAGGGAATCTGATTTAGTTGAACACGTAATTACACGGAACGTAGTAAGTCTTCGCTATAATAAGGAGTTTTGGGAAAATTTACCCTTGCTAGAGAAACCAAATTTTGAACCATATATTTATGCCACAAAGAGAATAAACAGTAAGGTTTATACTAGGAATTGTCTAGCTAAATACAATTTACCCATAAGACCTATTTATCAAATGTATTATCAGCATGGAAATAAGGCTGACTTGATAAAAGGCAAATGCGATGTATTAATTGATGATAGTATTAGTAATGTACAAATGGCTATCAATTCTGGTCTTCCAGCCCTGTTAATTGACAGACCTCATAATCAGAATGGAGACCCATTATTTCGCATTTATAGTTTAGATATTAACGAAATTAGATTTGCATATGAATTAGAATTAGAGACTTTAGGATGGAATTAAAAGACATCAAGCTTAGACCTCTGCTAGACACGCTAAGGTTAGAGAAGATAAGTGATAAGGTGTATTTTTCCGAGCAATATAGTGGATATGTAAGTAATTCTCGTTTAGGATTAATTAATCCTAGGCAAGATGGAAATCCAGATAAATTTTTCACTGGATTTAAAAATACCTTCTCTTCTGCACTTGAGCTTGGTAGTGCCGTACACGAACTCGTGTTACAGCCAGATAGTTTTGAGCTTTCAGAAGACATTGGTAAACCGACTGCTAAGTTGGGAGCGATGGCTAATGAGCTTTATCCAGTTTTCCTTAAGGGAGATGTAAAATTTGATGATGTGAAGGCTGCTTCAGATAAAGTTGAATATTACAAAGGAAAACTTACCAAAGACCTAGCTAAGTCTGTTATTGAAGCATCTACCAATTATTGGAAAAATAGACAGCTTAAAGAATTTGATTTGGCTCAGGATAAGGAAATTATATACCTTGATAATAAGTCACTAGAAATCGTAAAATCTTGTGTGGCTGCATTAAATAGCAATAAGCAAGTACAGAAACTTTTACATCCTGAAGGGATAACTAAAACACCTATTTCTGAAAATGAGCAAGCTATTTTATTGGACGTGGAAGCTACTTGTCCCAACGGCAAGAAGTTCATTTTGCACTTAAAGTCCAAATTAGATAATTATACCATAGATATGGAGACTAACACTATTGTAGTGAATGATATAAAAACTATTGGTAAGATTGTCAGTGAAATCGACAATAATATCAAGAAGTTTCATTACAGTAGAGAGTTTGCAATGTATTTATATCTTCTGAAGCTATGTGCTGAGAAGTTCTATCGCCTAAAGAATCCTAAAATCCAAGCTAATTACTTGGTAGTTTCTACTATTCCAAACTTTTATAGTAAGGTTAGACCGGTTACTTATGGAGAATTACGTGAGGGATTTCATGAGTTTAAAACTCTATTGAAGTATGTAGCATATCAGATAGGTTATAGAGACTATTCTCTGGATGAACGACCTTCAAAATATCAGCTTTGAAAAATTGTCAGCAATTTATAGCAAATACTTTACCTTAAATTACCTAAATAGCAATATGGGAGATAAACTAGCTTGTATTGCTCTCACTTGTTATATAACTAATGAGTTAAGGAAAAAAGGTCAAAAAGTAACTTGTTATGATGTTCTCCTAAAAGTAGGTAACGACTTTGGGGAGGTGGAAAAAAATACCTTCCTGAAGTCCCTAGGGGCCATTTGCGAGGATTTAATGTATGGGTGTAATACTTTCCTTGACTTTGGAATAAAGCCCAAGGATATGCCCAAACAACTCAAAATTTTGCTAGACAATTATGTACCATTTTAAGAGATTTTTAGTTAAGAGGATTTTAACGTCCTTTAACATAAAATTAACATTTGAAGATTAGGGTTTCTATGTATGATGTAGTATAATTGATTACATCAGTAAGGGGAAACAATACTGATTAGATACGGAAAAATAATTTCAGATTATATGTTAATGATTTATGTTTAAAAATTTTATTTATTATGAGTACAACGATTTTGAATTTTAAGAAAGTAGAAGTAGTAGCAGAAAGCAAAGAAGCAGCAATCGCACAAGTTGAAAGCACATTATTCCATGTAAATGGTGATGCAACTCAGGCTTACAAAAATTGGAAAGCTAAACAGACTAAGGGTATTACTGAGCGTGATGTAAAAGAGTTTATGCTTGAATATCTCGCTAAGAAAGGCAAGAACTGCCCCGGTGCTGGTTATCTGATTACTATTGAATCGTCTGTTGCAGACACTCGTGAGCGTCCGTACAAGATTGACGATGTTAAAGGTGATGGAAAGCGTAAGTTTAAGACTTTCTACAAGTGGATTGACAAAGAAACTAAGACTGTTGTTTGCCAAGTTGATACTAACAAAGCTGACGCTAAGAACGCAATCAAAGAATTGTATAAGAGCGGTAAGTATAAAGGAAATGCTGAGTTGGTGAAAACTAAGGATGTTGTTGAAGGACAAGCAGTAGTAGCAACTGCACAATATACTCCTTCTAAGAATACCAAGAATGGTACTTGGTTAGCTTTCGGTATCGAAGCCTAATTTCTTGAAAGATATACGTTTAAAAGGAAGATTGCCTAAGGGTGGTCTTCCTTTTTTATTTTGAGATAAGCGATATTTAATAGATATTAAACGTAATTTAATTATGGAAGTGTAACAACTAATTAACAATTAAATGGAATTTACTCCTATAACAGGACTTCAGATTAGAATTAATTTCTATACAAACAGAGGTTGTGTGCTTGAAGATGTAATAGAAAATCATTTCTATAACTATTTTAGCTTAGTTAATCCTCTAATAATCGGAAGAAAAGAATCCATCGCGGGAAAACCTACAGATGGAATAGTTAGGTTCTATGATGAAAACCGGAATGTCAAGTTCTGGATTCTTCAAGAAACTAAAAGAGATATAGGTATTAACTCTGTTTTCGTACATAGGTCTTTATTACAGGCTATGATGTATTTAGGAAACGTATATTATGATACTAGTACTCATTTAGGAGTAGATAATTTCAATGGAGTATTCCTCGATTCGGCAAGGTATTTTTGCTACATTCCGAGAAGAGAAATAGATACTCTAATGGAAAAATTTGAACCCTTATGGCGCAAATATTTTCGAGTTTCACCTTCCAAAGCATACAAAGAACCAGAATTAGAGAGTTTTGCAGAATTAGCTATGTATTCTCTAAGGCATAGGGTTAAAGCATTGGATGAACACTTTAGATTAGACCTCCTATTAAAGGAGATTTACTATAATAATGTTTAAATATGGAATTGACGATTGAACAATTGATGCAAGGGAAAGCAACTAGAATTAAGGATAAAGAGTATTTTACTACTGAAGCCTATGTAACTCCGTTTATAGATAGAGTATCTAAAATGACTGATAATTTTATCATTAATGCTAAGCCTGCTGACCAAATATCGCTTACTAAAGATGGGGAGATTAATTTTGATGATGTAATATACAATAGAGTTTGGATTCAAGGTGTTTTGCCGGACGAATATGCTTGGGATAATCATAAAAGAGTAATTAGTATGATTTATGCCCTTGATACTCGTAAACCATTAGTTAAGTTCTATGTAGGAGCTTTAAATATGGCTTGTCTAAACTTGTGTGTATTTAATCCAGAAATGTTAAATGTTTCTGAGCTAGAGCCAGAATCTGCTATTAACTATAGCTTCTTAAGAAATGCTATGTCGATGACAGATGAAACCAACTTAATGCTTAAGAAACTTTCAGAGATGGAGTATAAGAAAGATGATATATATGCTGACCTAGGTCACTGGGTTGACAACTGCATCAATTCTAAAATCAACATGGGATTTGGTTCTGTAAAATTAGCTGAATCTGCTCCGATTGATGTTTATAAAGATTTGTTTTATGATGAAAAATCTAAGTATTATACAACAGACAATGTTGTAGATGGATTTACCGTGTATAACGCATTTACTGACTTGATTACCCAGGATAAGAGAGACTTAGTAAATAAATTCGAGAAGACATTGTTAATTAAGGACGTAATGGGTATTTAATATGCAAGTAGTAAAGAGAGACGGAAGTTTACAGGAATTTGACGGTAATAAGATAGTAGAAGCAATATCTAAAGCATTTAATGCTTGCTGTCCTGAAGAAAATAAAGAAGTCATTACAGCTATGGTGGCTGATATGCATTTATGGGACGGCATTACTATAGAAGAGATTCAGGACGTAGTAATAGAAACCTTGAGGGACTATGGTTACGATGATGTAGCCTCAGCATATTCTCAGTATAGAAGTGAACAATCTAGACTTAGAGAAATCATAGCTAAGATTAGTTATCAAGATAACTATATTAATAGTTCCGAAAATGCAGCTACTTCATCTGAAACAGATGGAAATGCTAATGTTGTATCTAAGAACGTTGCTACATTAGAGAGTGAAGATAGAAAGCGCGAGAACAGAGAAATTCAGCGCTATCGTATGAAGAAGAAATTAAAGCTTCTTTATCCCGAACTCTCTTCTCAATATTCTAGAGACCTAGACAGTCATATTATTTATACTCACGATGAGGCTTCTACATCAGTACTTAAACAGTATTGTATGGCAGTCTCGTTATATCCTCTAATGTTAGAGGGAGTAGGTAATATTGACGGAGTTACTCCTGGCCCTCCTAATGATTTGCAGTCATTTAGTGGACAGGTTACTAACTTAGTATTTCTATTGTCTTCTCAATGTAAAGGAGCAGTTGCTGTAGGTAGCTATTTTATTGCACTTAACTATTATATTATTGCTGAATACGGAGAAAAGTGGTATGAGAAGCTCGATTGTATATGTACTTCGGAACATTCTCTTATTAAGAGAACTATCGAAGACTCCATCCTTAAAGCTTTTAAACAGTTTGTTTGGGGAATTAATCAACCTGCTGGAAACAGAAGTTATCAATCTCCCTTTACTAATGTTTCGTACTACGATAAGACCTATTTTGAATCTCTATTTGGAGAATTTTACTATCCAGACGGAACTAAGCCAGAATGGGTAGCAATTGATACTTTACAGAGATTGTTCATGTCTTGGTTTAATAAACTTCGCTTGAAACAAGTTCTGACATTTCCAGTAGAAACCTTTGCTATGGTGCATGACGGCAAAGACATTATAGATAAGAACTATAAAGACTTATGTGCAGAAATGTATTCTCAAGGTCATAGTTTCTTTACCTATATCTCAGACAGTGCAGATAGTCTTGCATCTTGTTGTCGTCTTCGTAATGAATTAGCTGAAAATACATTTAGTCCTACCTCTGGTATGACTGGTGTAAAGACAGGTTCTTGTAATGTTATTACTCTGAATATTAACAGAATTGTCCAAGATTGGGCTAGACAAGAAACTACTTGGTGGAGTGAAGATGGAGACAAAAATCTCTTGCATTGTAAAGATAATGTTGCCCTACTCAAAAAATATCTAATAGATATTCTAGAGAGAGTATACAAGTATCACATTACCTATAAGACCATGCTCTATGAGTGGGAGGATAAGAAGATGTTTGCTTCTTCAAATGGAGGTTATATAAACATCAAAGACCTATATAGTACTATTGGGCTAAATGGTCTGAATGAAGCTGCTGAGTTCTTAGGAATGAAGGTATCTAATAATCCAGAATATTTTGAGTTTTTACAGCTCATACTTGGAACAATAAAAGAGCAGAATAAACTTCATTCTATCCATGACAAAAAGCGCCCCTTCTTATTTAATTCTGAAGTCGTTCCAGCAGAGGGACTTGGTGGTAAGAATTATAAATGGGATAAAGCAGATGGCTATTGGGTTCCTGAAGATAGGAATCTATACAATAGTTACTTCTATAATGCCCATGATGATACATCAGTGTTGGATAAGTTTATACTTCATGGAAGGCAGACTTATCAGTATACAGATGGAGGTAGTGCAGCTCACATTAACTTGGAGGAACATCTGTCTAAGGAGCAATACTTGAAGCTTATAGACTTTGCTATTCAGCAAGGAACTAATTACTTCACGTTCAATATTCCTAATAGTAAGTGCGAGGATTGTAAACATATTGTGAAAGCTCCCATTAAGGTATGTCCTAAATGTGGAAGTGAACATATTACTCAATATACCAGAATTATTGGCTATCTAAGACCTATCACTGCTTTTGGTAAGGATAGAAGAATAGAAGCTGAAAGAAGAACATATTCAAAAAATGTATAAAATAGAAGAGTTTGTAGGAACAGCTGCTGAGCTGGAGAAGTTCCTTAATGAAATGCAAGTTATTAAACATTTTAATCTATCTCATATAGTATCTAGACAAGCTAAAACTTTTGCAGGACCTGGATGCTCAGTTGATAGAACCGTTTATACCTTAGTATTTTATGGGAATGACGAAGAAAAGAAGAGACAAATATATCTTGAATATGCTAAAGAAAACTTATGTAAAGATTGCTTGACTTGTGCAGACTTCGGGTATTATTGTAGAGGAAATAAAGAAAGATGTAATGCGTGGAAATACGATGAAAAAGCACATTATAGAATTGATAAAGGTGTATGAGTAAAGTTTTAATTATTCCAGATGTTCACGGTAGACCATTCTGGAGAAAAGCAAAAGAGAAGATTAATAGTGTGGATAAGGTAGTCTTTTTAGGGGACTACCTCGACCCATATGGTTATGAAGGTATTACTAGAGAGAATGCGATAGAGGAGTTTAAAGAGATTATCCAATTCAAAGTTGATAATCCCGATAAGGTAATACTACTCCTTGGAAATCACGACTGTGCTTATTGCTATGATTTCGGAAGTGCTTCTAGGTATGATTACGCTAATGCAGAGCTAATTAAGGAAATGTTTGAGAATTTCAAGTCTCTATTCCAACTCAAATACTTCTCGGAAGGTATTCTATATACTCATGCTGGAGTTACTAATGATTGGTTAAAGAGTATGGATTTTACTATTACTGACCTAATTACTAAGCCTGAGGACTTTCTAGTTGGCTTCCTATGGGAAGTATCTCGTATGAGAGGAGGGTGGTCTAATACAGGCAGTATGGTATGGAGCGATGTCAGAGAAGGAGATAGAGAGTCTACATATTATCAAATATTTGGGCATACTCAATTGGAATCAGAACCCATTATTACTGACAAGTTTGCTTGCTTAGACGTAAGAAGACCTTTTATATTAGATACAGAAACTAAAAAGATTGAGGAGTATGCTTAAATATGTTGATGCCAGAGTAGTCTTTCAGGAAATTCCGGATGAGATTACATTAGCTATAAATATATCTAACTGTCCTTGTCATTGTAAAGGATGTCATAGTCAATACCTAGCCGAAGATATAGGTAAACCATTAATTGAATATCCGCAGGGGTTCTCTGATGATTACATTATTCATCTAGACGAACTAATTACAGATGGTATTTCGTGTATAGCATTTATGGGAGGGGATTCTGACCCTCACTTAGTAAATGTGTTAGCTAGTTTTGTTAAAGATTATTATCCGAATTTAAAAGTGGCATGGTACTCAGGTAGACAAGAACTATCAGAGCACGTGAATATGAAGCATTTCGATTATATCAAGCTAGGTCCATATATTGAAGAAAACGGGCCTTTAAATAGTAAGACAACTAATCAAGTTATGCTTCATATAGATAATAGCTGTGGAAAACCCATAGTTAAAGACATAACATCACGTTTTTGGAAATGATTCTTAAGGTTGCATATGATGATAACAGTCAACATCTGGTTGACGAATTAAAAAAGGTTCTTTCTAAATATCCTTTAGTAGAATTACAAACTTACCATGAAGGCTTGTTTAAGGAACGTAAAAACGCCTTCAAGCTTAAGGGAGGTTTTAGCGCTAGACATACTCCATTTGCTGTATTAATTGATAATGATGCAGCTCCAGTAATGGCATTCTACAGTGAAGCTAATACTTGTACCATAGAAGAGATAATGAAAGCATTAAATAATCCTGTAGTGTATGGTAGAATTGAAGGTTAAAGATATTATTGAAAGGAAGAAACTTCTGATAAAAGGACTTGAAGAGAATATCTTCAAGGACTTTACTGAAGAAGAAGAAAATCTCTTGCACTCCAAGCACGGAATGATTAAAGTTAGTCATAGGTCAGGCGCTGGTAAAGTGTACGAAGGGATAACTGGAGCGTTTAAGGTTGAGCTTCCTCTAATTATTGATAGTGAGCCGACTAAGATAATACAGAGAATTACCATGATAGATTGGGACTCTAGTATGTTCCAGGATGCAGATGGAGAGTGGTTTATATTTGAATTTACTCCAATAAGACTCTACGAATTAAGTGTATGATAAGAAAATTTACTAACATCGTTTGTGTATATTACAACGACAAAAATTATATTCCAGCTAAGTATAATTGTCCAGACTTAGAGATTGATGATGTAATTCTCAACCTGACTACAAACAAGGAACAGAATTATGAAAAGATTTCTGAGATTATTGTTGATTATGCCTTTGCTTTGTTCTGTAACAAATCTGATTTAAAAGATTTTTCACAAGACCATAAGAAGTATAAGAGGCAGAACTGGAAATTGCTCGACTTTAGGGAAATAATTAAAACAACAGAGATAAAACCAAAAGATCAGAAATGAAATATGGAGTTATTTTAGCTAGGTTTCAGCCCATTCACAATGGGCACCTAGCTTTAATTAAAAAAGCTTGTTCAGAGAACGATAAGGTTCTTTTGTTAGTTGGTAGTGCTGATAAAGTAAACAAGCGTAATCCTATTCCTATAAAGGTTAGGATAAAATTACTAGAAACTGCCTTAGAGGACGAAGGTTTACTTAGTAGATGTATCATTCAGCCTCTTAATGATTTGACTGATGAGTCTGATAACTCTCAGGATTGGGGATTCTATTTATATGCTAACATAGTTAGTATTATAAAAGAGTCCATTTTAATATCTACTATAGCGATGGATACGAAATTATTACAACATGGTTTCCAAAGTTTATGCTGAAGGGTTATATATCAATGACTCTCATGGCAAGAGAACAGGTAGAAGAAGGTATATCGGCTACTGTTGTAAGAGATGCCCTAAGATCTAATTTAAGCCTAGAAGGACTAGTTCCTAAGTGTGTTATAGATGCAAGATTTTATTTAACTGAATTTATTTTATTACATGAAAGTACTCATAATTAATAAATCAAGACATCAACTTCCTCAGTATGAAACTCCCTTATCAGCAGGTATAGATATTAGAGGAGACTTTAGTAGAATTAAGTTAGTAGACAATAAGCCTGAGAAATTCTTTTTCGATGCTGATGTTGTAGCTATTAGTAAAATTGAAGATCCAAATGGTCCATTTGTGGTAGACAAGGAAGGAAATCTTACTGATAGAAGAGTTCCTAGTATTCCCGTTGCTTCTACTATTGAAATAAAGCCCGGAGGTAGATGTTTGATTCCGACTGGATTGTTTATAGCTTTACCTAAGGGTTACGAGGCGCAAGTTCGACCACGAAGCGGTCTTGCATTAAAATTGGGACTTACTGTCCTTAATTCACCTGGAACCATTGACGCCGACTACAGAGGAGAGATTGGAGTTGTATTAGTGAACACTTCTAATGTCCCAGTTAGAATTACTGATGGAGAAAGAATTGCCCAAATAGTTATTGCTAAGCATGAAACTATAGAATGGGAAGTTGTTGAAGAATTACCTTCCACTGAACGAGGAGAAGGGGGATTTGGACATACCGGAGTATGATATGGATATTAATGGTATTGGGGTTATGTAATTTAGCCCTAATACTTTGTCTCATGCGGAGAGTTGAGGACATTAGTAATCAAATCAAAACTAATTATCACTTTATTGATGATACAAGAGACAAAGTCAAGTATCTAACTTCTCTAATGGATATACGAGTGAATATTCCAGAAGAAATCGAGAAGCAATTTGGTAAGATGAAAAAGGAAATTGTTGTTAAAAATGTATTAAAAGTACCATGACTAAAGAGGAATTGAGGTCTAAAATATTAGAACTCGAAGAAACTATGAGAGAAGAAGACAGCAAGTCTACCACAGCTAAACTAAGTGATGAATGGGATGAATTAATGAGTAAGTTGGAAGATGTTATCTATGACGAACTCGAAGGTGTTGCAGTTAAGATAGTCACTGAAAGAATTGTTGATAAATACGATGTAGACACTGATATATTAATTGCAGAGTATATGGAAAGTGGAGACCTAGAGGAATCATTTAAGATAGCAGCCGAGGAGTGCGATTGCGGTTGGAAGACAGATATTACAAAAAGAATATTAAAATAATTACTACTATGACTAAAGAAGGATTTGTAAAGCTTATTGAAAATGCCCAGAACTATTCTAAGGAATTGGATAGATGGTCTGATTTTGGAATTGATTTGTTTGAACTTCCTATATCCGAACTCGGTTGGGGATTCTTAAATACAGTACTTCCGGAATTGTTCTCTGATGAAGGAGTGGACTGGGTTAATTGGTGGTTGTTTGAGAAGCCTGGACTATTCAAAAATAGTCTTCCTAATGAAGCTTATGATGAAGACGGAAATATAATTCCTACTGATACTATAGATGATTTGTGGAACTTAGTTAAGGACTATCAGAAATGACACTAGAAGAACTTAAAAAGAAAGTAGTCACTATTACAGTACACAAAAATATTGTATTAGGAGAAGATTTACAGGAAGAATGGCTAAAGAAATATATAGAGGAAGAGTTCGTTAGCGATGAAGAGCTTTTGAAAACCTTAATCGAGAATGAATATGACTACAGTGGACTAGATGATGTATTAGACTATGATGATTATAAGGTAACTATTCATGATTAAATATTTGTTAAGCAAAGCCTCAACTGGCAAATTTAGAGTTGTATATTTATCTACTACAGAACAGTGGGATGAAGAAAAAGCTGGATTTGTAATTAATAGAGTTACAGGACAGCTACATGGAAAGATGACAGAGCAACCAGAAATAGTCATTACTAAAGGAAAAGCTGGTAGAACGCATAGAGAACAACTTGAGTTGCAGTTTAAGTCTGAGCTTAAGAAATATTTAGATAAGGGTTACAAGGAGCTAGAGAACGATCCCGAAACTTATAGCGAAACTCAATTGGAAGAATTTTATGGAGACATTAAAACCGACCAGAATGGATTTGCAAAGCACATGCTTGCAAAATCTGCAGATAAAGTTAAGGAATCCTCAATCAATAAGGTTAAGTATTGGTATGCTAGCAGAAAAATTGATGGAGTTAGGTGTTCCTTCTACTATAAGGACGGTGAGATTCTATCTGCTTCCAGAGGTGGGGGAAATTATGACTATTCAACAAGCCATATCCGAAACAATGAGAGATTGCTTGAGTTCTTCAGGAATCATCCCACTTACATTCTTGATGGAGAGTTGTATAGACATGGTAAAAGTCTCCAACAAATCAGTGGAGCAGCTCGTCTTGAGAAAAACGCAGTTGACTGCGACTGGCTTGAATATTATGTTTACGATATAATGATTCCTAGTATGAAGTTCTCTGATAGGCTTGAAATTCTTAAGCAGCTTCAGAAAGAACTTAATCTTGGATTTAATCCAGATAAAGATTGGGAAGAGGGTGAGTTACAATTGCAAATAGTCCCGCAGGAAAAGGTCTCTGGGTACGAGAATATTATGAAACTGCACAACCAATATGTTTCAGAAGGTTGGGAAGGAGTAGTATGTAGAAATCCAGATAAAGAGTATGGCTTCGGCAAGCGTACTAATGATATGCTAAAATTTAAATTCTACAAAGATGCAGAGTTTGAAATTACTGGCTTATCAGAAGGTCTTCGAGAAGAGGATATGTGTTTTACGTTAATAACTGAAGATGGTATAGAATTTAAGGCTAAGCCGATGGGTTCTAGAGAGCTTAAGCAGCAGTATAGAGAAAGACTTAAAGAGCTTATTGGAAAGATGGCTACTGTTAAGTATTTCTATCTATCTGATGAAGGAACACCATTACAGCCTGTTCTAAAGTGTATTCGTGACTATGAGTAAAAATGAAAAAGATTAACTACAGACAGTACTACTATGGAGGTAACTATGCCGATATGGAATTACAAGTTCCAGATGAGTGTAGTTTATACGAAATAGGAATGATTAATATGTCTCACAAGGTTCAGGATATAGAAGAGGAAACCTGGACAAAGGCATATGCAATGTTATGCCCGACTGAGTTTGAAGATTCTACTCTTCTAGGAAATGTCTATTTTAATTACATAGACGATGTATTTATTACTGATTCTGAAATAGCTGTTCTAGACATAGAATCTGCCCCACGATTTAGTGGGGTATACTCTGTTGTGTATTACAAGGACAGAGAGTCAGAATCCAAATTTTCAGCCTATTTAAGTAAGATTGGAGATATAGGAGAGGCTAGTCCTGATGAATTAACTGAATTAGTAGAGATAGGAAAAGAGTGTAAGAAAATATGCTCTATATGTATGCTCAGGAAACTTACATATACTGGAATAGAAGCTAGTAATGTATGTTTCAAGGATTGGGTTTATGGAGAAGCTATGGCTTCTATGAATATTATCAATATAAAATTCGGAAGAATCTTTATGGAAGAATTTACTACTGACGAAAACATATCAGAGTTGTTCCTAAAGGAGTCTGAGAAAATCTATAAATCTATTATTAACAATGAATGATGTAGAGAAGCGCTATATCTGGCTAGTAAAGCATCTGATATGGAATGGTTCTAAACAGAAAAATGGTGTCTATTGGGTAAAGATTACTAAAGAAGACGCCTCTCTCCTAGAAGAAAAGTATGAAGTGTGTGATACACGAGCTTTAAAAGGAGGAATAAGAGTGAATGTTATAAAAATGTGTGATAATTTTATTGTACTTGATACGCGATGAAATACAAAAAGTTTGATATTTTGAAGAAAGCTAAATACTCCATTATTCCGAATAATAGGGAATTGTATATAGTATATGTGGAGTGCGATGCAAACGATGGGGATTATATGAGAGATACTATTGAATTTGACAAGAGTTCTTTTGAAGAAGATGAACTTCTCTTACTAGTATTATCCTATGTTAGCAAATACTCTGGTAAGTTCTCAGAGGGAAAAAGTTGGAATTGTGGGTATTATGGACATCATGTAGACGATAATAAAGATTTTCCCTGGTTGAGTAACTACTTATCAGAAAATGACATTCTAATCTTTGCTGGAATGTGCGATACGATGTGTCATAGTGTGAGTGGTATAGACATTGTGTACTATGATAATGATGGAATAGCCAACAAGGTAAAGCTTCCAGACGTAGATAACTTATTTGAGAGCAAAGAGGAGTTTGTAAATTATTTAAATAAGCTATATTCAGCTTACTATGACGAAATTGAATAAGGGAGGAAAGCTTCCAGATAAATTTAAAGTAGCTAATCAAGAAATAACTGTAGTCATAGAAGATTCTCTTCCAAACAATAACTATGGTTATTTCTGTGATGCTACTAATACCATTAAGTTAGCTAGAACTATTAATTCTGAACATGATGGAACGGTTTCTCTTAGTGACGAACAGATAAGAAATACCTTCTATCACGAATTATTCCATGTGTTTCAATTTTACTTTAATAATGAGTTTAACGAAACACAGGCTCAGGTATATGCTAACTTTATGTGTGAATTTATAGAAACTACAGAAGAACCATTTTAAATAGAGAATAAATGAAGTTATCTAAGAGTAAAAGAGCCAATGTAAATTATTTGGCGAAGATTGTAGACATTAAAAATTTCAGAGCGCATAGTAATCCAGAAGTTACTAGACTTAAGTGTTGTACCATTGATGGTTTCAATATCATTACTGGGATTGATTCTCAGCCAGGACTATATGTATATTTTCCAACAGCTTGTTGTATAAATCCAGATTTTCTGAGATATTGTAATCTTTATCGTCATAAAGAATTAAACAATGACCCAGAACAAACTGGTATGTTTGAGGATAATGGTAGAGTAAAAGCTATCAGATTAAAGAATGA